GTATTTTGTTTATAGTCTAGGATATTCGACTCAGGCACCCACGAACCGATCATAGTAGTCCATCCAAACATTTGCTTTCTCATGGGAAGCTAAGAGATCACAAATTTCCGGATGACCACAAAATTCCAGCTGCAATGTAGATATCACCTTCTCGACACGCATTTGACATTGTATGCTAATACCATACAACTCACTAACCATTTGTCTAGTTGCCAACGTGATAGGGGGAAATTCCAATTTACCCCACATTTTTCGTTGTTCTCTCTCCCACCACGATTCATCAAAAATAGGCTCATAACCAGTGGTTAGTTCGAGTCCACGTCTCGCAAATGCAGTGACGATGGGGCACGAAGGCAACTCATACAAGCAGGAGAAACACTTCGCTCGTAGGAGACCTAATAAAACCCGACGTCCTCCACGCAACCGTTGAGAATGAGACCAACCGAACTTACACAACAACCACCGCGGATCGCGTATTGTTTGAAGCGCCTGCTCCTCACTTAAAATACCACAGAAGCTAGCAGATGAAAACGAATAATGTTTCACTAATTTGATGCTAAAACCAAGGTCTTCAAAATCCTTAGAACAAACACCTTCGCCTTCTTCTGTGAATAATCCGTCGTCACCTTCAACCACTCCGTTCCATATTCTACCAGTCTTTTTATAAGCAATATATAACATAAGCATAAGATTGGTAAATCCATTGCCAACAGAAGTCACAAGATCGCCTGACATTCTCTTACCGAGTACTTGAGCTTTAACATATTTATGCTTACACTTTTGTACTCCAGATATCATATTTACATAAGAGTCAGCAACACCAGGAAATCTTTGTAACATCCATTTATACAATTGACCTTCTACAGAACGAATTAGTGAAGGAGAAAAGTGTTTTTCAAATTTGCTATAGTCCGTCTGTATATAAACAGCACCAGCTTTGAACAATTTCTTCTTCAAAGCCTCCGGACGCTCGGATACTGGAACATGTTTAATAAACCACGGCAAATCAAAAACCACTTTTTCAAGAGCGTGCATGAAAGGTCCATAATAAACTTTGGTATAATCATCGCGAGAATTAATCCAACGTAAAGGTTTATAATCTTCATAAAACTCACGCTTACCAAAAGAATTAATACGCCAAGTAAGGGGGGTCGTTCCAAGCCACTCAGAATCATAATATGATCTGAGTAGCTCAGCCTTACGCCAACAAGGTTGGTTAAGACCTTCCACATATTCATCAACTGAAGGAATATCTCCTACGTCCAAAGGTTTCAAAAATTTCTTAAGAAAAATTCTAACAAATGAACGTAGTTCCAAACGCTCCTGACGACGCAACTGAGGAACTTCAGACAAAAACCTACAACAAAGACCATGCTCTACTGTCCGAGGATCATTGACATCAACATGAGGTGGCGCAAATCCCCTTATTGACATACCCAGATCAACAGACATAGGCATTCGTTCAACCATCACGCGTCTAACAGACACCTTAGCCGAAGGGTCCAATTTCGGAAAAGGCATCATGGGCACCTCGCCGAACCTATAACCAAAGCCGAATGTGCCCATCATTGACTTTGGTATAAAGGCCCGGCTAGTCAGTTTAAATGATTTACTACCAAACGGCTCAGCAAAAGCTGATGCCGTTTGCGTAGTAAAGCAAGTTGCCAAGAGCCTTCTACAATGGAACTAAACAAAGTCCTTGGTATATTAAGAAGACTATAACGTGATAACATACGACGACCATTTGAGCGTATAGTTTCAATGTCATCACAACGAGCCAACAAATAATCGACCATATCAGGATTAACTTTGAGCTCGTTTTGACAGACAACTTGCCCGTCCATTTCAAGACCTTCGGAATCATGAACAACCCAAGTCTGGACCAAGAATTGAGTATTTTCAAATTCCGTTTTCCGATGGTCAGGAGGCCGACAATCATAAACTGGTGAATTCTCTGGTAGAACTTGTTCTTCTGTAAGTGTGGCAGTTAGTTCATGTGCTGATCTATAACGGTAAGCCCAAAAAATAATTGAGCTAATCCCACACAAAACAGTTCCTATCCAGATCTCTGGACTACCTGAACATCTGAATGAATCACATAGTATGCGTGTAAATCCCAAAACAAAACTTGTAATAGTAAATGCAATAAACAATAAAGCTAATGCAAATACACAAACACGCTTTCTTCGAGGACGCATTACCACAATGAGTGAAGGTTCAACAACATCAACAACATCAGGAAAAATGGTTCTGCGTCGAACAATCACTCCATTACCCAGATCCTCCGGCATGGGCATAGGAAACGTATCATGATGAGTGCAATTGCGTTGTGCCCTAGTCAATTGACAGGCAGAAACAGGTTTAGGGCTGGCTCCAACCCGTCCTTCCTCACTGTTCACCGTCTTCTCCGACCCTTCAATGGTTTCCCATGAAGGGTGTAGGATCGGGCTACTTGGTGACCTCCCCTGATCTTGGTGAACTCCATCAGATTCAACTTGACAACCAATTTCAGAGCGACGAGCGAGGTTTACCAACCCACCACCTGTCTCAGAATGCTTCCCAGTCTTCTTGACCCAACGCAACCCAGAGCCAGTAGCGTTCTCTTTACCATCCCTGGACTCCATTAAATGGTAAGGAGTGGACGAAGAGGTACTGCCAAA